GCGCGCGTACCGCGAACCCGTCGCACGATTTGGTCGATCGTTTCGTTTTGCGTGATCCCGAGATTGACGGCGACTTTCACACGGCTGAATTCGCCAGCGGCAAGCGATTCGGTCCAATCGGCTAGAATCTTTCCTTGAAACGGCGTGGCGGTGACGATGGCTTTCAACTGCGCATCGGACGGAAGCACCATGTTGACGCTTGCGCCGGCCTGATTGACTAATCGAACCTGAAAATCCGCTTCGTACTTGGCGAAATCGACGCCTTGGTCGGTCATGCTTTGAAGGAACTGATCGTACGCCTGAAACGTTTTTGTTTCGATTTCGTCGAGCATGCGTTGCAGGCGGGCAGTAACGGCCGGACCGAGATCGTAACCGCGTTCCTCGATCAGCGCCAAGCGGCCGGCAAGTCGCTTCGCAAGGTCGTCATGCGCCGCGTTCAGTTGACCGATGATATCGTAAACGACGCCCGATTTGTAGCGTTCCAAATAGATCGAATGCCGGATTTGAGCTTCAAGAATCTTTTCGTTGATCGTCATGCATTAGCGGGCGCGGTTGGTACGCGTGGCGGGATCGAACCGAGCGCGGGGCCGGCGGCTTCCCGTTGCGCTTGGAATTCTTCAAACGTCATATCGTTGCGAAGCCATTCACTGAACATCAACACATCGAAGTAAATTTCCGGGCTGATCGAGCCGCTTTGCAACGCCGCGGTCCATTCTTTTAGATCGGCCGACGTGAATTCCGGCGGTACGAAATCGGTGTTCAGTTCAACCGACACGTCACCGTTAATGCCCGCCCATTCGGCAAGGAACTTGATCACCTTGGTCAATTGCGCCCCGGTCACGGTTGCCACGTTACCCAACACGCTATTTTCACCGCCCCGGCGGATTTGTGCAGTTTCGGCCGCTTCGGCCGCTTTCTTTTCCGGGCTGATCATGCGCGCACCAAGGGCGGCCATTTGCTCGATTTTCTTTTCCATCAATTTTTCGATTGATGCGAATCCTTCCGATCCGACTTCGACATATTTCGCGTCGGCTTCGGATTCCGGCACGACGATTGCTGTATCAGTACCGACCGTGATTGCGATCGGTTTGCCTTGTTCGTCACTGCATTTCGTGCCGCTGATAAATAGCGTTGGCATGCCGGCCATATGGCAACCGTTTTCCAAGTCGCACGAATTGCGCCAATGCGACAAGTTCACGTTGACCAAATCTTCGACGGGCGGTTGCGAAATGTCGATCGACGGGAAATCCGGGCTGAACGGATAGAACGGAATGACGTCGAATTGCTGGCCGTTGCGTTTCGGGATCAACGTTTGATACACGACAGGCGTACCGCCGGCGTTCTTGCGCCAGATTTCTTGATAATACTTTCCGTCAACGAGCAACAGCCGACGGATTTGTTCTTTCGATTTGATGGCGCCCGTTTCATCGGCTTCGTCATAGCTTTCGGATAGGCAGATTTCGACCGGTTGCCATTTGTTTTGAACGAATTCCGACTTCCAATAAATAATTTGTTCGGCCGTATAAAACGCGACGTACGGACGCAAGTTTTGTTGTTCGGCAACGGCCTTCGTGATGACCGTGTTTTCCGGCGTCGTCGGCATATCGACCAACAAGCCGCAACGGCCGACGGTCAAATCCTCGATCAAGGTTTTTTGGCATAGCGCCATCAACGACAACCCGGTTTGCGTGACGTCGCCTAGGATATCGGCAAGTTCCTTCGGCGCGGTAACGGTTGGCGGCTTGCGAAAGATCATGCCGACCATTCCGTCGATCGTGCGGCCCGTGGCGTTGAAGTACGATCCGCGCTTGGCGTACGCTTTGAAATGGTCATCCGATTGGCCGGTCAAACGCGGAAGGTATTCGACGGCGTTCGCCTGAACTGCCCGTTCGCCCTTCGACGCGTCACGGCATTTGCGCCACACGGGAAGGTATTCGGTGAACGCTTCGTGCCGAAGGAACGGATTAGTTTCGGTTGCCATAGATACCCCTTAGCCCTGTTGCCGGAACAATAACACGGTCAAACGCCTAACACAACCGGCCGTGTGATGCCACCGGCAATGATCGGCCATTCGTACACCACGCAATACCCGATTGCCGTTGTGATATGCTGGTATTCCGTTTCATCTTCAAGGAACGTCGAACCCTTTTTCAACTGAACGGTTGCCAAGCCTTTATGCGAGTACGGCGCCATTTGACCGTTGACGAACAACGACACTTGACCGGCGGCGTTCATGATTTTGGCGCGCAAGGCGTTTTGCCGTTCACGGATCGGGCCGTTCGCTTTCTTCACCTTCCGAACGACCGTCCAATTGTTTTCACGCAACACCCGTTCGATTTCGGTGTAGTTCGATTCCTGATTGTGCTTTTCGCCCGCGCGGCCGCTGGCGTCACCGTACAGCATGACGGTACGGTTTTGATGCGCCTTGTATTTCTCGACAAATTCCAATGCCGATTGGCGCGCAACGGCGGATTCAAGAACGATTTCGTCAAGCACGAACAAGGATTTTCCACGCACAACACCGATTGCCGATGACAACGGCGTGTAGTTGAAATCATGCATCCAAAGCAATTGTTCGTGCGGCTGGATCGTTTCTTTCGTGTAGTTGTTCGGGCCGTAATCCTCGTAAATGCGGCCGCTGGCCGTTTCAAAAGATGCCTCAAATTCTTGCTTGAACTGGCGCAACGACATAGTGCGTCGAGCCGATTCGATCACGTCGGGCGGTAGGATTTCCGCCGATTTCCAATGGTAGTATGACCAATTCGCATCACCCGACGTTCGGGCGTATTCAGCCATATCGTAAAAATGGTTCAAGCCGTCCGGCACGCCGATCAACCAACACCACGGGCGATAGTCGGGTCGAAGCGGGTTGACCGTGTTCAACGCCGGCAAGATGTTTTCCGCCCATGCTTCTTTTTTCAAGTCGGCGATTTCGTCGATCCCGCCGCCGGTCCAGTTGATACCCTCGATTCGTTGCGGCTTATCCAAACCGATGACGTGAATTTCCGTGCCGTTGGGCATGAATATTTTTAGTTCGGATTCCGACGGCGGCTTTTCGTGCGTACTGGCGAACGTTAGCTTTTTGAGATCATCCCAAAAGATTTTTTTCGCCTGATCACGGGTCGGCGCGGCCGCAAAGTATTTTTCGTTGTCGTTGCGCATCGCTTGCTTGGCAAGGAAGCGTTTGAAGCGTTCAGTTTTGCCCGATCGACGACCCGCCGGCACGACCTTGAACCGAACGACTTCGGTGATCAGCCGCACTTGTTCGGGAATGTCGATCAGCGGATACCAACGGGCGTATTCGCGTCGAATGGAGGGTGACTCGATCATCCGGGTAATTGCGCCGAAAGCAATTTAAGCTGCGTGGCGACGTCGGCCGATCCGCCCGCGCCTTCCGGCTCCGGTGCGGCGACTTTCCATTTCTTCGGCCGCATTTGGCCGGCCGCCCATTGCATCGCGCTAATCGCCACCGCCCCAGCCTTCGGATTAATTTCACCGCGTTCGACTTTCCGGGCAATATCAACCACGTCGTCGGCATGGGCGTCGGCCTGTAATTCGCGCGCGCGGGCGATATTGGCGGCATAATGCGCGCCGTTGTTTTCCGTATCATTCAACCACCGTAGAATCGTTGCACGATCCGGGACGTAATCAGCCGGATCAACAAGCACGTATTGCCCATCGGCTTGACGACGCATGTTTGAACAAATCGAACGCATGGATTCACCGTTGATCATCCGGGTAATAACACGGGCGATCACTTCGTCACGGTTCCATTTAACGCGACCGTCGGCACCGGGTAGGATGATTTCCTGTTTACTTTCCATGCGTTAGATTTTACCGCACGGCACGGATGAAAGCAAGGCGTCGATTTAGTTTGACAGTTAAAACATAAAACAATAATTTGTTTTTACTTAGTGTCGCCTATTCTTTAAAAGCGTTTAGATAGTATATCTATTGATATTTTATATTATATATCTAAATGGTTAAAAGAAATAGAGTAACCTCACTTAAAACAAACATAGGTTTAAACTTTTATGGATTTTATCACGACTTTAGATGATTTACGCAGCACTTGGGCGGTTGTTTCCGTCGTCGATAGCAAAAACGGCGATATGTTATGGATTGGATTATCGCCGTTGGTTGATGCGTTCGCATTGAAAAAATTCCGTCGGCTTTGCCGGACCCGCACTTGGTTCGACACTGAAACGCCGGTCATGGTAAGTATCAAACACGTCGGCCGCGCGGAACAATGCGAAGAAAAACTAGCGGAATACATCAACGGCATGCCGACCGTTCCGCCGTTTTGTCAGTACGTTCGTTGCGTCGGCGAATCCCGGGTGTTCAACAGCCCGAAAGAAGCCGCACAAGCGCACAACGTAAATCTAAGTTCGTTATACAACCATTTAGCGGGCAAGCCGGGATACGAAACGATCAAAGGAAAAACCTTTATGTACGGGATTCGCTAACATGGAACGCCCTATCAACATGCATATGGTCATCAACATGCAAGCCGACGCGAAGGCATGGGCAGTTTACGAACTGCGTGATACCGCCACCGCTGAATTGCTTTATATCGGCGTCAATCGGCTTGCCAATATCATGACGCTGAACGACCTGAACACGAACCCGGGCTTCGACCGGAGCCGTAACTACATCTTCACGCTTGCTTCGGTTCACGAATCAAAAACGCTTGCCGTTAAGGCTCGTTACATTCGGATGACCAACAACGGACAAATGCCTATCCTGAACCGGCAAGCCAGCCGGGGGCGCGGTCACGTTCAATGCATGGACACGGGCGAAATCTTTACCACGCAGTACGAAGCCGCCCAACATCACGGTATTGACCCCGGCGCCCTTGGTCGTCACCTTGCCGGCCGACCCTATCACAACACCGTCAAAGGCCGTACATACCGGTTCGTTCAACCGCAAAAATAATTGATAAAGTCGGTTGACATTGTAAACCGCCGCCCGTATAACGGTCATATCAACAACGCAGAAAGGTTCGCAACCATGACCAACATTCTCAACGCTTCGACATACATCGCCGACACCGAACAAGCCGAAAATGCTTATTACGAGCGCGGCACGGTCGAAGCAACCTTACACAACAAAACGCAGCGCGTACCGGCCAGCAAAGATCGTCAAACCGGTGAACTGATCGGACGCGGCTTCGTGATGAAATACCGCACCGGCACGAAAGTTTGGAACGCCAGCGTTTCGACTCGCACCGCGCCGGACGGCACGAAATGGGAAAGCATCGCGTCGGGCTTCGATAGCCGCAGCGGCAAACATCAAATGAGCGGCAACATTTGGTTCGCTTCCGACGTGACCAATCCCGCCAACATTTCCAAACGCTAACCCACAACCCGAGCCGGGGCGGATTCCCCGGCAAACACTATCAGAAAGGTTCGCACCCTATGACACCGACAATTCAAACCACTGGCCGAAGCCTTACGATTCATTCGGAAGGCAAGCCGATCACCGCCGATCAACTGATCCCGGGTAACGAATACGACGTGAATTTGTTCACCGGCGAAATCAAAGGCGTGATCGTCGATAATAAGCACTTCAACATTTACGCCGTACCGGAAGGAAAAGGCCGGTTCTATTGCGGCCCGACCGTGCTTGCCATGTTGACCGGTCACACCCGCGAAAAGATTCACCGTGACATTAACCGCATGAAACGCGCCCGGGGCTGGCAATTGCACAAGCCCGTCAACGGTCGTTGGAAAATCGTACCGTGGCCGCTCGATATCGGCGTCAAAGGCATGTTCGGCGAGGATTTGGAACGCATGCTTGTCAAGTACGGCTTGCGCCCGGAATGGCGCAAAAAAGGCAAGTACCCATCGTTGCGCCAGCTTGTCGCCGATATCGGTCACTTCAAAACGCCGATCCTTGTCAACGTCACCGGCCATTACGTGCTGTATTACGCGGGAATCGTGTACGACACGCGCCACCCTACCGGCGCACCCGTTGATCAACATTGGTACGGTCGTTGCCGCGTCAAATCGTATTGGATCATCAAGAAACAACCGCAACCGAAAGCATAGGATGCAGCATGAAACACGTTCAACAAATCGGCCGCGCGCTACGCCCCCGCCGCTTCCGCAAATACCGTTGGCAATTCTGGCGCCGCAAACGGCCGATCATCCTTGATATCGAAACGCGTCATCCGAATTGCCGATGCGTGATCATGGCAGTATCGACCGGGGCGGTTGACTTCCTAGGCCCGGACAATGGCGATCGGCGGTATTACCCGCTTGAACATTAAACAACTTCCGGTTCGTTGCCTTCCTGAACCCATTCCGCATATTCTTGATACCGCGGATCGTCGTACGGACACGCCAGCCGGAAGCCGTCGGGAAAGATAATGTCGCCGGTTGCCTGATCGAGTTTGAACATGGTTGCCCCTAGTAATCCGTTTCGACGTAATCGCCGACGATATCAAGGCCGACGGCAAGCGCGGTTGCGTTGTTCGTGCGATAGCCCCATGCGTACGACAACAACGTTGCGGTCGAAGGAAGCACCACGCCGTTACTCGTTGGTAACGTACCTTCGGCGACGTGACCGGTGTTCAGGCGTGTGACGCGATACTTGACGACGCCGTTTTGGTTCGGCGGGCTGAACAACACGAGTTCGTACATATCGGCGCTAAGTGTGTTCGCCGGGAAGTTGGCGCCAAGGTCGATCGGCGTTTGCGCGACCGATCCGCCGTAATACAATTTCAGGTTCGTATCGGCCGCACCGTGACCAACACCGATCACGTTCGTCAACGTCGAGGGTTCAACGTTGGTCGGCGCCGCGGTTGATGCAGCAATACCGATGAACTGGCGCGCGCCGGCAACCGTTGCAGCATCCGAACAACCGAAGCGGATAGCTTTCATGAATCCTTGATATCCGTTGCCGTTGCCGATCAGGATATTCGTTGACGCTTGTCGGAAGCTGGCAAGGCCGCCGACCGTGGCAACCGATACGATTCCGATCCGGTTCATAAGGCTGAAAAGGTTCGTCACCGCAACCGCGCGTGCGGTCAACGTACCGACAACCGTCAACGCGCCGTAACCGAAGATACCCGGCGCCGTGCTTGATCCGCCCGACGGCGACCAAACGCGAACTTTGTTGAAACCGAGGAACGGTTGCAGCGGCGTATCGACACCGCTCGGGCCGATGACCTTCAACATCAAGCGGCCGGCGATAGCTTTCGCATAAAGGATCAGGTTCGTAAGCGGCGCCGCGGGATCGGTCGTCGGCGTCAAATCAAGCGCACCGACCGCACCGGATAACGAGCCGTACGAAAGCGAATTCCAAGCGGCCGTGCCGTCGCCGATTTTGTATTTCAACGTGTCGAGTTCAAGCCCGAGTTCGCCTTGCGCTAGGATCGGGTTTGTCGTTGACCAGTTTAACGACGTGTCACGCCGGAATTGAATTTTATCAGCCATTACGCATTGCCCCCATTGATGAACGCGCCCGGTGCGAACACACTTGTCGCCGATCCGCCGTCAAGATTTCCCGCACGCAACGACAACAGCCATTGCGCTTCCGTGCCGACGAATCCGTTCGCCACCGCCACCGCATAGGCGCTTGCCCCATCGGCGCCGTCAACACCGTCGGCGCCATCCGTTCCGTTCGTACCGTTTGCACCCGCGGCCCCGTCATTACCGTCAACACCGTCGGCGCCATCCGTTCCGTTCGCCCCGGCTTCACCCTTCAACGACAACAACCACGCCGCTTGCGATCCGACGAATCCGCCGGCAACCGCCAAGGCGTACGCGCTGGCGCCCGGGGCGCCGGCCGCCCCGTCAACACCGTCAACCCCGTCGGCGCCATCCGTTCCGTTCGTACCGTTCGCCCCGGCGTTGCCGGTGTCACCTTTGACGCCCTTCAACGACAACAACCAAGCCGCTTGCGATCCGACGAATCCGTTGTTTAAAGCAACTTGGTACGCACTGATCCCGGCCGCGCCCGCGGCGCCATCCGTTCCGTCGGTTCCGTTCGTACCGTTCGCGCCCGCGGCGCCGTCAACCCCGTCGGCGCCATGCAATGACGCAAGCCAAACCGCTTCGGACCCGACGAATCCATTGTTCAACGCCAGTTGATACGCGCTGATACCGGGCGCACCGCGAACACCCGTCGGCGGTTGCATTTCAACGACCGGCGCCGCCGGCACTTGAACTTGAATGACGGGTGCGGCTGGAATGATGATTTGAACATCAGGCATCTTTAAACGTCCCGTCGGTTTGGATGATGCCCGGAAGGCGTTTGATAACTTCACCGCCGCTGATTAAATCAAGCTGCCATTTGTATTCGGGCGCCGTCAACAGCGCGGTTAGTGTGTCGTCGATCACGATTTCCGCGAAGTTGTCGCCGTCGAGTTCGATCCCGGCGCCGCTTTCCAATTCGATCAAGGGTGCGGCGTCATAAGCCGGACCGGCCCGGAAACGGTAAATATCACCCGGCGCCGCTTCGGCGAATTTTGCTTTGAAGGAATAAACAACACCTTGTTCAATATTAAGAATTTGTACCATGACCGCCCCATCGTTACCCGTCATTCATACCACGCCGAAAAAAAATCAACAAGGCCGTAAAATACCGGTTGACATTGTAAACCGCCGACCGTATAACCGGGGTATCAACAACTTGAAAGGTTCGCACCATGTTCAACTACACGAAAACAACCAAAGGTTTTGATATCACAAACGCAAACGGTGACGTCATCGCCAGCGGTAAAAATTACAGCGCAATTCAAAACATTGTCAACGTGCTGAACGCCGCCGCTTCGGCCGAACACGAAATGTTCGACGCGTGCCGCAAGGATGAACGCAACATCGTTTCAAACGAAACGCGTTGCAACCTGCGCAACAATATCAAACTGCTAAACGCATAGGGAGGGCGCCGCCATGACAACAGCATTGACCAAGCGCGTGAAGCGCGTCACGACCGAGAAATACCGCAACGGCGGCAAGTACCGCGCGTTGATCGTCACCCTTCACCCGGGAAACACGATCAGCATTCGTGAAGCCGGCCGACGCACCGGTGAAGAATTTATCAACATCCAAGGCGTTTACCAGCAAGCGGCACGCAATCGCATTGCCGTCGAGCGCATGGAAAAAGCGAAAGCCCGCAAGGCTAAGAAAGGCGGCCGCTAATGCAACCTAGCTTTACAATCCTGCATCAAGTGACGAAATATTACGGCGCGGCCGACAAAGGAACGCCGGCGTTACGTGATGGGTCGAACGATCGGTTCCTTGCGTTTTGCAACCTGTCGGGCGCTTACAACGGCAACGAGCGGCATGCGGAAGCGGTCAACGACTTCAAGATTATCGCGCATCGTACCAACACACACGAACCGTTACTTGAAGCCGCCGACGCCCTGTTGAAAAATCTTTCCGACGGAAATTATCAAACCGATTTCCTCGATATGGATTTGGTCCGCGCCTTGGTCGTTGCAGTGGCGAAAGCTAAGCCGGATACAGGTAAATATAAAAACCTAGGTATGACGGACGCGTTCGCCGCCGAAGTGCAATACGATATGAACCGCAAA